TTTGCTATCAACCTTTTGATTTACTGACTTGATTCAGGCCTTCCGGATTCTGCTTCGCTCATGCGCCCCTCTTCAGCCACTACGCTTGAGGTGACAACGGCAAAAACATCAAAAATCGAAGGCATACGGGTACGGGTCCGGCAGGGCCGGCAAGGAAATAGTCAGGCGCGCCAACGCCAACGGGCGTGAGCCTTGATAACGCGCATCAAAAGCTTGCTGACTGTCGTCACGGGAGGGGGTCTCGTTGGTACGTTTCGGGACATTAGCGTACCGAATCGACCGGTGCAATATGAATGTACCGGGCAACACCGTTTGGCAAGCCTGCAAAGGCTCGAAAGAGGGCCGCGCCTCTTGGCAGAGGCGGGATTCAGGAAGGGGCACAGTGGCCGAGGGGTGGGGAGCCGAAAGGAACATCAATGCGCAATCTCGCGCACATAGGCTTGGCAGGCCTTCAAGGCGATCAATCCCTGATCGCCGTAGTCGGTGATGGCGACAATTCGCCCAGCAGCCGCAGGGTCAAGTTCGCCTCGCGTGCCTCCATGAACCACGCCGGCGGAATCGGTGGTGGCTGACACGCCATCACCACCGGCGGGGTTGGCGAGGAGGACTGACAAGCGCAGATCAGCAGTAGCCAGACGGTCGCGCAAGCGAGCTTGAGAGGTCTGTGCATCGCTCAATTCCTTGTGAATTTTTGTGTCGTTGTTTTGCAGACGGACTTCCAGTGCGCGCCGCTGCGCCTGCTCGGCGGTCTGCCAGTCGATAACCGCCTGCGCCGCCTGCTCGCGCTCATGCTGATAACCCAGCGCCTGAGCGGACAATTGCAGGCCGTAACACGCCGCCTGCCACTTCCAGGCCGTCCATGTGCCCAGCCCCGAACCCAGCACGAATGCCAGGATCAGGAAGCGCGCATCCAGCGCTTTCATGGCAGCACCTCCAGTGCCCGCTGATACAGCACTTGCCTGTCAGCGAGACCATTGGTGCCGCCGTTGATACGGCGGGTGATCATCAGAAAGTCGCCCTTGTCTGCCAGTACGTTGAGGTTCGCCCGGTCCCAGAACCACGCCGCCGACATGGCAGCGTGGTCTGGCTGTTCGAGCAGTTGCGGCTGGTGCAACAGATCCAGCCCCAGCGCCTCCCCGCACGCTTCATAGTTGGCCCGCCCCGTTACCTGAATCAGCCCGCGACCCCGGTAAAGCTGACCATCGCCATCGGCCTCTGGCGTGTTGCCCAGACGCAGCGCCAACTGCCCGGTGTCGTACCTGGCCAGGTAACTGTTGTTACCCAGTTCGCGCACGTAACGAAGCTGCCCCGATTCATGCCCGACCTGGGCAATGAACCCGGCGATGCGCAGCCGGGTATCGATGGCGTAGCGGGCCATGGCGGCGTTGAGAGCGGAAACAAAAACGCCGGCTTGCGGGCCGGCGTTGGGGAGGATTTGAAGTAGTTGTTGCTGGTTGATAGGCATGGATCCTCCTGATTAGCTTGCTGACACCCCAAGTCGGCGACGCGTTGCTGTTGCAAGCGCATTGCAGATAAAACAACGCCCCGTCAGTGCGGGGCGTTATGGCTTGGGCAGTTCGTCTTCACTTACGCCCGTTGGAGTTGCCAGCTCTTGCGGTGGCTGCACGTAAACAAATGGCGTCGCAGGGGGAACGGGCCAGTCGAACGACACCGGAAAGCCCGAGAGCGCATCGAGTTGGGCGAGCTGCACCCTGTAGAGTCGATAGGCAGCAAGCTCAGCCTGTAGCGCAGGCAGGGCTTTCAGCTGGGTTTCAGTGGCCAGCCCCAACGTGACCGAATCTTGCAAAGTGTCCAGCTCGTCAGCCAGCGCGTTGATTTTCGCAGTGGCCTCAGCTGAAAAGCCACCGCGCAGAATCATCACGTATGCCATGACCATCTGCTCGGTCGGCTCAAGAATCTCGCCAAACTCACCGGCGATTGCACGATTGAAAAGATCGACGCCGTGTGGCTCCGGGTCATCAGCAGAAGCAGCGAAAGGTACCTCACCATACAATTCCTTGGTTTCCTCGAAGATCACCCAAAGAACGATGGAGGTATGGGCCTGATCGGCCCAGCGAGGATTACGTGCGTTTGATACTGTGTTCATGTGGTTACCTTTAAGAAACTCGTTGAAAGAGAGTGCGTTCACCGCCAGAAAAAGCACCGTGCGCACGCCAGGTGCCCACACTGATAAGGCCGGAGTTGTTACCTGTGCCATCGCCGCTGTTTGTGGAGCTATAGAGCAGGTTCGAGCCCGCTATCAGGCCACCCTGATTAACCTGCCCCTGAGAAGTGATCACACGCGCAAAAGCGTAAGAACCAATAGCACTCAGCCCCAACCCGGCAAGTTTTGCAGGCAGGTTCTGATCATTAGTCAGGTCGCCGAAGTCAGAGCTGTCTACCTGAAGGCGCAGGCTTCCGGCACCGTTATAGCCAAGGCGAACTTTATTCGCCGACATGTTCGGGCCGCCGCCCTGCTCCACGGGTGTGTATCCCAGGCGTGGTTGCAGGTAATAAACCTGTCCGTCGGATGCTCTGCGCATGTATGGAAGACTTACGTCATTACCGGCAAAGCCAAGAATGGTTATGGAATCAGCATTGGGCTGCTGAGAGTCACGGGCATCACTCTCTGCTTTTGTGTAGGCATTGGTAATGCCATACGCAGCAAGCGTACTGCCCCAATTGGCTTTGCTGCCTGGATCAAAGTTGTTGGCGTACCAGAGATTGCCCATATCCGTGACATCAACGGTTGCTTTCAGGCCGCTGGAAGACCAACCAATCTTTACGGCGGCGCCGCTGTTTTGACCCACGCCCGTACCTTGCTGAACTGGTGTATAGCCCAACTTGGTCTGAAGCCAGCAGATGATCGAGTCAGCAGCCCGTCGCATGTAGGGCTGCGTCAGATCTCCACTGCCTAATCCTACGAAACTAATGCTGTCAGCCAATGCACGGTCAGCGATACGCGTATCAACTTCGCTTTTGGCATACACCTCAGCCTTCGTATAAGCATCGGCAATACGGTACGCAGCAAGCGTCGTGCCCCAATCGGCTTTGTTGGCGGGATTGAAGTTGTTGGCATACCAGAGATTGCCAAGATCAGTAGCATCGACCATCGCCTTGAGGCCGTTATTCGACCAGCCAATCTTCACCAGATTGTTAAGCTGACCGGTACCGCCACCTTGTTGCACCGGCGTAAAACCCAGGCTCGGTTGCAGGGGAACCAAAGCCCCATCGGACTCACGGCGCATGTAAGGCGCATCAGGCTTGTTGTTAGCCAGGCCGACATAAGTAATGGAGTCCCGCAAAGGCCGTTGTAGATCGCGCAAATCAGCCTCGGCCTTGGTATACGCATCCTGAATGCCGTTACCGCTGAGCGTCGTCGGGTTACTCCCCTCCTCCACCTGACCGAACTTGTTGACCTTCACACGCGTGTAATCACCCGCCGCTACACCGCTGCGCCCCAGCAAACGCTCGAACGCCAGCGCAGTGGTACCCAACACGGGAAATACCGTATTGACCAACTGCCACACCGTCCCGGCGTTTTTTGTACCGGCCTGCACCGGCACCAGGTGCCCCGGGCTGCATTCATTGCTTTCGTTCGCATCCTGCGCGCGGGTCCAGGCGCCCGCCGCAGCCAGATATATCCAGTTCTGCGCCGGGGTGTCCTGATTTTTGACCAGCACGCGGTCACCTGCGACCAGCGTGACGTCATCAATGGTCTGCAGGCCGCTCAGGCCGATCGACACAGTCGTGGCGCAGCGCACGGCCTTTTTATAATCAGACGCGGCGAGGCCCAGAATAGCCCTGTGCAACTGGGTGACATCCGCCTCATCGGGCACCAGGCCGGCGCCCTGGATGACGTTCAAAATCTCCTGCGTAACCGAGTTCCCCCACTGTGCAGGGATCAGCGAGCCGGGCGTGCCGGTAGCCGGGTTTTCATCTACAAATTTGCCGCTGACCAAGCCTACGCTTGGCACACTCTTGGGATAATCCACATTGTGTTCCTCAGTTGAAATTAACGAATTCGACGCTGTGCGCCGGTGCTGCTCGACGAATCAAACACTCGATCGCGGTGCCGGGATTGACCCCGAACCGCTCTCCCCAATAGCTGGCCCCGAAGCGCCGGCCCAGCCGCTGACGGCCGCCGGTGTTCAGGGTCCACATGAATTGCGCGTTCCAGGTGCCGAAGTGCGCCTGGCCAAAACGCGAACGCCCCATACGGGGCGCTCGGTGTTCGGTCACGGTAGCGTCGGGGTAGCCCTGGCTGACGGCAATGTCGATGTAGAACGCTGCGTTCTGCCCTCCTGTTGCCACCAGCCGCTGGCGCACTGACAAACGTCGGTCGGCGAACAAGGGTTTGAGCCCAAGGCAGGGGTCGGGCAGGTTCATGACCCGTTCCCAGTCCGGCACCAGTTCACTGACGGTGGCCGGGTCCATCTCGTTGAGCAGGTCGAAGGCACGGCCATCGATACGGGCGAACTCGCGGGACAGGCCGGTGATGACCTGCTGCAGTTCCGGCACACGCTCCGGGTCCCAGGCGGGGCCGGGTGGCAGCAGCGCCTGCAGTTGCTCGGCGTAGTGTTCGGCAGTTCTTATGACGACCATAGAATGCCCCCGAACGTGAGTAGCTGATTGGGGGCCGCGGTGACATTGGCGACAGGCGCAACCAGCACATGATCGGTTTCGCCTGTCGCGCGGCTGATGGCCTCGGCGATGTGGGTCAGCAACAACGTTTCGCCCAGCCCCGCTTCACGGTTGTGCAGGTCCAGCAACTGAGCCTCGACCGCCGCCCGTACTGCCGAGGTGTCCGGCGTGAGCCTGATCGTGTAGACCACCGGCTTCTGCACCGGCGCCAGCACGTACACATCGGCAGTGACCGGGCGCAACGGCTCGATATACGCGGCCATTTCGGCCAACTGCACGGCGTCAGGGATCGGGTTGACTTCATCGTCACGCATGAAAAACACCGCGACAGTGCCCGGCCCCATGTAACGACGCACGCACCATGCACGTGTCACGCCCGGCAATTCCAACGCCCAGGTCACGTAGTCATCCTGATTGCCGCCGTGTGGGATCACCCGATAGGAACGCACTACGCGAGCCCGCAACAACTCGATACTTTCCTGGGGAATGCCCCCCGTGAGCCCATCCGCAATCACGGTAAACGTACTGTCGATGCCTTCGACAGGCTGCACGGCGGTCATCACCAGGCCGGCATCGGCGTTGCCGAGAACGCCTGCGTCTACCGCCTCCACCGTGGTCGTGTTGTTGCCCGCGACCGTGGTGACGCCTTTGGTTACACGGTAAAAGCGCCCGTCACTGAATTGCAGCACGGTGTCGACATCCAGCACCGCACCGGCCGCCGCGCTAAAACGCACCGAGCCGCTGGCGGCCTGCGCGACCTTGCGCGGCTGGCGCAAGCGCAGGATGGCTTGCCGTTCGAGGGTGTCCTCGTCGGCGGTGTCCGGCAGAATCTGGTCGGCGATCCAGTCCTGATAGCCGTACAGCCCGTAGGCCGCACCGCTGTGGGCGCGCGACAGTACCCGGGCATCGGACTGACGCAATGCTTCGTCGGCGAGGTCGACCTGGGTTCGGTTGATCAGCGCCGGTAACGTAGGCGTTTCAAACGGCATAAATCACCTGCCACTGTTCTGAAGGGTTGAAGCGCACGACCTGACCGTCGGAGACGACCAGCTCGACGCCCAGGTTCAGGCGATTGCTCTGAACCTGTTCGGTAAGGATGTTGATGTTCTTGACCTGGCCATCGTCGATCAGCCAGGCGAGCGCTTCGTGCGCATAGAACTCGGCGTCACGCTGGGTCTGCGCAGTAAGCCGGACCCGACGCAGCAGCCATAATCTGGAGCCGATGCGGTCGTTGGCCTGCGTGGGATAGGTGTCGCCCCACCAGCCAAAGCGTTCGGCATCGTCGATCGGATCGTCTGCTTCGGCGCGACGCCAGGTGAACAGGCTGATGACCACCGAGCGCAGCAAGGAAGCCTGCAGAGAGCCTTCAATAATCATCCGGCACCTCCAACGGGCGGCCCGCTCTGCCCGTTACCGCCCTGCACGTTGCCGTGCAAATGGCTGATCTGGCTGATGCCACCGGCGATCTGGTCGCCCTTGGAAACGATCTTTCCGGTCTGGGTGATCTGCGGCGTATCGAAATTCACCGCCACGGCCGCCTTGATGTTCAAGGTGCCGGTTTCAATGTCGATGACCTTGCCGCGCTTGAGGTGGACCTTGTCGCCCTCGTCGGTGTAGATCGCCACTTCGCCCGACTCCAGGCCCTTGAGGCGATAGCGTCGGTCGGCCACCACCAGCAGCAGGCCGTGAGAACG